CCGTTGCTGCCGTTGGAGCCGGCCGCACCCGTTGGACCTGTTGCACCTGTTGCACCTGTGGCGCCTGCACTTCCGTTCGAGCCGTTTGAGCCCGCGGCACCCGTTGGACCAGTAGCACCCGTGGCGCCGGCCGCACCACTTCCGCTCGAGCTGACGTTGATCGTGTACCACGCTCCGTTGCGGCGCAGCACCATCATCGAACCGTAGTTGGTCGTGATTGATTGGTAAGTGTTGAAGCCGTCGAGCAGCTCGGCGCCAGGAGGCGCGATGCGGATATTGTTCGTCGCGGCCGCGCCGCTCTCGTCCTTGATCAAGAACTCGATAGTGTCGGTGTCCTCGGCGCCGAGCGTTGGCAGAGTGATTGTACGCACCGCCGCTGTTGACGTGACACCGATGTACCAGTCCCACGCGTTGAGTGTGACACTGGCTGCGGTCGCGCGCGAGTAGCGCGCTTTAGCGACAGGGGCCCAGGTGCCGGGCGTGCCGCTCTGCAAGTTCAAGAAGCCGAGAAAGCCGCCGTTGAGATAAGGCACGTACTCTTTCAAGAACGCACCGTAAGGCCATGAGCCGCTCGGTGTCGCTGTGCCGTAGGTGAAGTAGTTGCTCGCACCAGGCATGCCGTGCGCGGTGCCTATGATGTTCTCGGACCCGGGCGCGCCGATGAGGAAGTGCTCGGGGATCCACATGCGACCGCCACCGTAGGTGGTCTCGGTGTTGAGCGTGAATGCCCACGGCGTTTTGTTGCCGTTGTACATCCACGAGAGCACGCCGGTGCGGCTGCTCGAAAGCATCAAGTTCGGTTGTAAAATGAGCCGGCGATTTGAGTCGCCGCCGTAGTTAAACTCGATGAACCGGTTGTCACCAGGCGAGCCAAGGATCGTGTTCGAGCTCGTGCCAGTGCCGTCGTCGTTCGTGTCGTTCAAAAACTGAAGCACGCTAGCGCGTGCGGGAGTGAAAATGTACGAGGTGCCGTAAGGCGTGCAGCCTCGGCCCTCGCCCACCCACATCGCTTTATTGTAGAGCCGCGTGAGCTGACCGCCTTCGCAGTAGTTGCCGAAGAACGTGGAAGCGTTCGAGTTGTTCGATGGTGAATCGAGCGCGACCAAATAGGCGTACTGCTCGTTCCCCTCGGCCGTGTTGCCGACGTAGTTGTTGCCGAGCGCGCTGTGATCCTGAAAGCCGCCGACGTCGATCGACGCGCCAGCGCTTCCGTTCTCAATCGCAACGTTGTTAAGGAACGTGCCGGCGCTCGCATCGGTGCCGCGCGAGTAATAGCCCCACGCCAAGTTGAGGCTCGCAATCGTGTTCTCGATGTAAGTGCCGTTCGCGTTGCTGTCAGGGACGCCCGCAATGATGGCGATGCCGTAGACAGGGAAGCTGGCAACGGCAACGTCGCGGATGGTGCAAGCCGCTTCGACTTTGATGCCTGCGATCTCTTTGGCCACCCAATGCACAGGGTCAGTGCCTGCGCTGTCGGTGACCGTGCCGCCAACGCTTGTTGGCCATGTAGGCTGCGTTGCACCTGTGCGCGTGCCTGATGTTGCGACGTATGCGAGCCCGTTGTGAGCTGTCGCAACCACGGTTGAGCCGACGCTGTGCGTGGTCGTGTTTGCGGCCCACGCGAGCGAGCCGCTAGTCGACAACGAGAAGCCGCTAAGCACAGCACGCAGGCCGCTAGAGTAAGCGACGCGGATGCCGTCGCGACCTTGAGCAACGACTAGAAAAGTGCCGCCTGTGCTCGTGCCGCTGCCTCGGATGATGACCTTGTGGTCAACGACCCAGGTGTCAGAGAGCGAGTACGTGCCAGGAGGGATGACGACCTCGCCGTAGCCTGATGCCTCCGCAGCATCGAAAGCCGCAAGGGAGTCAGCCGAGCCTGTAGGGTCAGCGCCGAAGTCGAGTACGTTTGCGAAAGGCAGCGCGGCCTTGAGCGCGTAGCGATCTGCGCCGCTGATACCCGTGGCGCCCGTGACGCCGCTCGCGACCGTGAGGATCTTGCCTCGGTCAGTTGCGGTGTTGAACGTAGGAAGTGAGCCCACCTTGACTGCGCCAATGGCGGCAGCGGCGAAGAAGCTCACGAAGGCGATGAAGCTCAAATATCTTTTCATGGGAACGACCACCCTTGCCCGGTTGCACCTGTTACAACGAAGACACCGCCACCGGCATACTCGATGTCGATGGTGTCGCCTGCGTTAGCCGACTCGAGCGAGATGCCGCTCACGCCGTAGTAATTGATCGTGTTCGATCCTTGCCGAAGGAAACGAAACACTTGTCCTTCGACCACGATGAAGCGAGCGCGCCAGCGACTCGATGCAATCGCTGCACTCGTCGGCAATGTGGCAACGACTGCGCCGCCCGCGCCTGCGTTCGTGTAGCACGTGTCTCGGTTGTCGGCAGAGAGGGAGGCCGATGCCGTCATCTCGACGCGCGTCCCGCCGCCACCACCGCTGTTCGCGTCGACGTACGCCTTGGTTGCAATGTCGTAGTTGCCGACAGGCGCAGCGAGTGCAGTCAAGGTGACGGGCGCGTCTGCAAGCGCGAGCGCAGCGGCGACCGCGTCGAAGGTGAGGACAGCGGTCACGCCTGCAATCTCGTGTGCTTCGATGATCTCAGCTATGACTCCGTCGGTTTCTAGAAGCTCAATTATCATGGCTCAGACCTCCTCGAGGAATGCGGTTCCAACGTGGAAGGTGAGCACGTCGCTGTCGGCAGCCGTGCGAAAGCGTTTGTAGTGCCCGAAGCTGAAGGAGTCTTCGGGCAGTGACTCGATGAGCGCCGTCGTGAGGGTGTACAGGATCTGCCCTGCCGCTGGGCGCGTGATGACGTAAGAGGCGAGCACGTCAGAGGGATCGCCGAGCGTGTGAATGCAGCCTTCAAAGTCCCACGCCGAGACATCGCTCGCGACTGTGCGCTCGTCGTCGTCCCAGAAACGCACGAGATATTTTTTGGTGTTGCCTCTGCGCAGCACGATGTCGTGCTGCCGAGGCTGTGAACGTGCGCCAGGGTTTACCGTCATGAGGCTCCTTTAGTGGATCTGCAAAGATGAAAAGATCGCAGCGTCAGCGCCGTTGTCCTCGTTGCCCACCATGATGAACACTCCGCGCCCGTAAACGGCTGCGGCGAATTGCTCGGTGACTTGGTACAGCGTCTCCCAGACAAGCCCGTCGAACGAGATCAACATGCCTTTGCTGTTGCCTGATTGCACGACGAAGACGCCCGCGCCGTAGGCGACGTTGTAAACAGACGTGATTGCGTTTGCCGTGAGCGCGGTCGCGGTGCGATCAGTCCACGTGGTGCCGTCTGGTGAAGTGAACAAGCCGATCCCTGCTGTGCTGTCTTGTGCGATTGCGACGAAGAGACTTCCGCCCCAAGCGATGCCGTAAATGTTGCCGCGCTTTGGGGTGGCGCGTTCGGTCCAAGTAGAACCGTCAGTCGAAGTGAGCAGATAGCAGTCGGTCAAGTCGTCCTGCCCACCCGCAACGAACACGGTGCCGTTGTGTGCTACGGCGCGCAAGGTCACGTTTCTAGCGTTGCTGCGTTCTGTCCAAGTGAAGCCGTCCGCAGACGAAATGATATAGGCGTCGGTGCCGTCGGCCGCACCTACGGCAACGAACACGCCGCCGCCGTATGTGACCGCTTGCAAGCCGAAGTTTTTCGGGTTTGATCTTTCGGTCCACGTGACACCGTCTGTGGACGTCACGATGTAGGCGTCTGTGCCGTCGGCCCCGCCTACTGCGACCCACAAACCGTTGCCGTAGCAAATGCTGTTCAAGGCGAAATTTTTCGGGTTGGTTTGCTCAGTCCACAAATGCCCGTCGACAGACGCCACCATGTAGGCGTTGGTGCCGTCGGCTTGCCCGACAGCAACGAAAGAAATGTCGCTTGCGTAGGTCGGCTCGTGGTAGGCAATGTCGTACAGGTCGAAGTTGCCAGGGTTCGTTTTCTCTAGCAACGTGCCTAGCGCGAGCTTGGCAAAACGTTGATCGAGAGCAGACAAGAGCTGCGTCTTCGTGCCTTTGACCAGCGCGATCCCTTGATCAGTGATGACGTTGCAGATCTCCTCCTGCAAGTCATTGAAATAGGCAGCAGTGAAAGCGGTCGCAGGTGTCGCGGGCGCGGCTTCGTCCTGAAAACCGTCCTTGCCTGAGCCGTTGGCGTCCACAAGTCGAGTCGAAGTGTCTATACGGTGCATGTGCTTTCCTTACGTGATCTCTTTGCAGAGAACCACATTTTACAAAGGTGCTCGGTCGTTGATGTAGGCGATTCGATTGGTGCCGGTGCTCGCGAGCGCCAGCAGCTTCTTTGCTACAGGTGAGTAGGCCAGGGCTTGCCATTGATTGGAGTCGACTGTGGACATGAGCGTCCACGTGATGCCGTCGAGTGAGAACATGCTGCGGCTAGAGCCGTCAGTCGAGACAGCAACGAAGGCGCTCATATCGGCCACCCATTGCACGTCGTACCACGAATTTGCAGCGGCTGCGGCTCGCGCCGTCCATGTGATGCCGTCGAGGGAGGTCATGACTCGATTGGTGCCGCTAGAAGAAACAGCGGCGAAGATGCCAAGCTCAGGTGACCACGCGACCGACTCCCAGTTGTTCGCCTCGGGCTGCGAGCGCAACGTCCACGTGAGGCCGTCGGGTGAGGTCATGACGCGGCTCGTGCCGGCGAGACCGACGGCAACAAAAAGCTCGAGCTCCTCGCTCCACACGACGCCGTTCCACTGCACGCCGAGATTGTGCGCAGCGCCTGTGAAAGTGATCCCGTCGGTCGAGGTCATCACGTTGAGTGTGAAGCTGAAGCCGACGGCAACGAAAATGCCAAGCGAGGCCGAGTACGCGATTGCGTTCCACGTGCCGCTCACGTTGGCGGTGCCCAAGGTCCAAGTAATACCGTCAGTTGAGTACATGGCGCGGTGCGTGCCGTTGCCTGAGACGGCAACGAATTTACCGCCACCGTAGCACACGGCGTACCACGACTGAGCAGCCGCAGCCGTCTGCAACGTCCACGTTGTGCCTCCGTCCCATGACGTCATCACGCGATTGGTGCCGTCGCTTGAGATGGCGACAATCAAGCCGCTGACAGGCTCCACGCACAGGTCGCTCCACGTGTTCGCTTGCGCGGCCGCCATGACTTGCCAGCGGCGCGGATTGTCGACGAGCGTAGTGTGTTGAGGCGTCACGTTCTCGATGGTGCACAGTAGGCGGGCGTCGGCTGAGCCTGGCCAATATGAGAGCGTCCACACGAACATCCACTCGTCTTCAACGAGAGCGTCCGAGCAATCGGAGTTGCAAGTGAACACGTCGGCGCGCTTGTATTCGTTGATCGCGACGGTGTAGCCGAGAGTCGCTGCGAGCGCGATCAGGTTCGCCTTTGTGGGTGAGTCGTTGCCTTGCATCTTTGTTTGCAAAGCAGCGCGGCGGGTGGCGATGGTGGTCGGCTGATAGCACTCGTCGGGGAGGCCGTAGACGCGCTCCCAATCTTCGAGCAGCTCGTAGGTCGTGGTCGGGTCGATCTCCTCGAGCAAGTCGAGGGCGCGGCGCGCGATGCGTGCGAAAGTGTACGCAAGGGCACGCTGAAAAATCGTCATCGTCGCGTCGCTATCGCGTGTCCACGCGCGGCCGGGTGGCAAGTAGGATTGCATCTTCGTGAGACTGTTCTCGTCAATGACATCGATCTCAGCGTAGCCGGCGCTAAACTCGAAAGGGATCACGAACACGACCGAGCTTGAAGCTGAGTCAGACAGCACGAGAAAGTCGGGGTGCTGTGTGTTGAGGTCGATCCACGTGGCAGAGGACATGCCCGAAACCGCCTCGGTCCACGACGTGCCGTTAGCGCTCAACAAAATGCGTGAGTCGTCAGAGAAGAGAAGCACGAAGGCGTCGAGCAAAACGGACCACTTCACCTCGGTGCCAAGCTTGGTGGTCACCGGCAGCATGTGCGTTGTCCAGTTGATGCCGTCGGGTGAGGTCATCGTGTAACCGCTGTTCACAGCAACGGCGACAATCAAGGACAAGTCAGGAGACCAAGCGAGGTCACGCCAGTTTTGCCCGCCGATTGAAGCGGTGCGCAATGTCCAAGCGGTGCCGTTTGCCGACGTCATGACGGTGCCGTCAGAGCCCACTGCTACGAGCAAGCTAAGGGCATCAATGGCGATGACTCTGAACCACGCGCCGCCGTCACCCGTGCGTGCTGTCCAGTTGATGCCGTCGGGGGAGGTCATCACGCGGTCGGTGCCGTTGGCTGCGACCGCCACAAACAGGCCGAGCCAAGAAGCGTAGGTGACGCTGTACCACGAGTTCGTGTTGACCGCCGTGGCGTAGGTCCAGGTGATGCCATCGGCTGAGTAAATCACACGCACGTTGGCCGCGCCCGCGTAGGCGACGGCGACGAAAAGGTGCTCGTCTTCGGACCAGTAAATGTCGTTTGCGGTGCCGTTGTGAAAGCCTCGGTCAGTCCAGTTGATGCCGTCAGGAGACGTCACAATCGCGTTGCCAGAGGAAGCGATGCCAGCGAACAACCCAAGCGTGGGCGACCACGCCATGTGGTAAACGGCGCGGGTGATAGCGACAGGCGAGACCGTGAGCGTGGCGCTCGCCACGGCTGCGATCTTCAGCTCTTGATCAATGAAGCGAGGCATCTCGCCGGCAAAGAAATTTCTGTAGACGTCGTCGCCAGCGTTGTTGACGAAAGAGCCCCAGGCAAGGAGCACGCCGCCTGTCGAGGCGCTGTAAACGCCGAAGCCGAGCACAGCGTTTTGGTTGCGCGTAAGAACAGGAAACTCGATTGTGCCGTTGTTCTTTCTGCACAAGACGGCATCAATCGTCTCGTCAATCCAAGAGGACCAAGCGACGCGGGCGTAGCCGCCACCGCTGACCTCTACAGCACCGACGCCGTCGGCATCAGGGAGCGTGGTGAGCAACGCAACGTGGCGCGTGATGCCGTTAGGCACGACATGATTTAAATCGCTTACGGCCACGTGATACTCCCTAGGGTGGGCATGACGCCGAAGGCGGGAGAGATGTCAGCGGCTGGCGAAGAGAGCGTGTGACTGCTCTCACCCTCTGCGATTGAGATTGCTTCATCGAGCACGGACAAGCTCAAGACGACGCCAGGCTTGAGCGCAGCAAACAAGCCTTCGAGCTCGGCCGTGATGGCGGCGCGCACTGCCGCTGTGTCAGGCGACAAGGCAGAGAACACGAAGTCGACGTCCTCGCCTGTGGGCGCTGCGGCCGTAGGCTCTGCGGTGACGGGGGCGCGAAGCTCGAGACGCGTCTGCACGTCAGCGACCTCGCCCACGCTGGGGAAGATCGAAGGGTCGTCGTCACGCACGAACAAGACGACCACGGTGCCCGGGCCGAGCTGTCCCGGGTACTCCCACGCGCGAGTGACGCCAGAAATTTCTTTCGCCCATTTCACGTAGTCCCCAGGGCCGCCGCCGCTAGGCGGTGTCTGCAAATGGTCGATCAGTCGCGCACGCAAGGCAGGGATCGTCTCGATGTCGGCGCCGCTTTGCAAGCCTGCGCCGCTCACGGTCGCCGTCGAGTTGACACCAGCAATCGGGGTGCCGAGGGTCAGTTGCTCGCCGGCTTCAGCGTTGCCTAAGATGCCCGGCGTCACGGCGGTGAGCTGCGCGGTTGCCTGACCTGCCGAGATCGTGACGTCAGCGTCCACGGTGTACGTCTGCCCGTTGCTGTGTGTGCACACGGTGCCTGCGGGAATGGTGCCGCTTGTGCCTGTGAAGGTGAGAGGACCGGTTGCGCTGGCGGCAGCGACACGGATGATGCCGAAGATCGCTGCGATGCGCACGAGAAACTCGCCGTCGGCAGTGTCAGCGAACAATTGCCTCGACAACCACTTGAGGTGGCCGTGGAGGCCGTGCGCAAAGCCGGCGAGCACGAGGCCGAGCACCTCCTCGGGCGTGCCACGCAAGTTTGCCAGGGCGCCAGTGAGACGGGTGCGAATGTCAGAGATCGCGCGCTTAGCTAGCTTCGCAAGCGTTGGTCGTTCAAAGGCCATAGTCGATCCTCCATTTGTCCTCGAAACGAGGGGCGAGCTTTTTCGGGCGCTCTATTTGCACGGTGACAGTGGCGGCGTTGATGACGCCTGCAATGCGCGCGGGCGTGACGTAAACGTTGCGAGCCACGTCGGGTTTCATCCATACCAAGCTTTCTTGACAGAAGACACCAGCGAGGCGGAGCGAAGCGTCGGTGAGCTTCATGCGCTGAAGGAGCCACAAGCGACTCCCGAGCTCGAGGTCGGGGCGGTCTTCGAGAAACTGTGTCCCCCACCATCCGCGTTGATCTTGCTCGGGTGGCACACCGTCCGAAGGTTTTGCTCGCGCGTCAGTCAAGAAGCTGACTGTGATCACGGTGCGCAGGCCTTCGTCAGTGTCCAAGTTTAAGCCGTTGACCAGCCGCGTGAAGTCACCGCGTTGCAGGACGTTGTCGTAGGAGAGATTGATCACTTGATTTTGACCTCGTCGCAGGCCGTGCTCTCACCGTTGGCTGTCGTGGTTGTTGCCTGCGTCGACGACAAGACCGAGCCTGTGGGAGTCGTGTCGGTGTATTGGTGTGTGTGATCGTTGTGCGCTGTCTCTAGCGCGTCAAGCCGTGCGTCGACTCGATCTGCCCGCGCTGCGTACTCTTCGGGCTCGGTGCCTATGAGCACGTGCTTGTCGGCTGCGGCGTCACGCAAAAGGAAACGAATGCCGTGGCGCTTCGTGTACAGCACGATCTCGCCCTCAGCATTGCCAGTGGGGCGGTAGCGTCTGTCGTCGACTGAAATTGCCACGGGCACGTCAGCGTTGCCGCCGAGGAGCAAGATGATCGCTTCGGCATCGGCGTAAGGCACCGACGAAAAACCGTACTGTTGAAAGCGCTCAACGTCGTCGTCAAGCAAGTCGTCAGCGCGGGACACTTGCACCGTTTGCAACATGTCGTCATCGCCCACCATTTCAACGACTGCGCGCATGACCATAGTTCGCACTTTACGCTTGAGCGGCGCAAGGGCGAAATCGATCATGCGCTTGACGGCGCGCTCAGAAAGACCTTTCAACATGTCACTCGGTCCCTCGGTGAAAGCCTGTTTTCTTGCCCTTAGACTTCACGATGGGCTCAAGCGTCATGGCTTCTTTTTTACAAAGCTCGAGGTCAGTGAAGGTGCCTTGATCGTTCTTGGTGTTCTTCACGCTCACAATCAAAAGCTCACCGTTGATCTCGATGTAAGGGTCTCGCACTTGCACGAGCGTGTTAGGTTGCCACAAACCTTCCTCGCAATACCAGCCGGCGACGCGATAAGTGACGCGCTCGCTGCGGCCGGCGCGCACGTTCATTTCCCACGTGGCGCGCGCTTTGAGCCCTGCGCTTGTGGCCTGGCTGTCGACGTGGACGACGAGAGGGCGGTAGCGAGTGATCCCTTTGTCCTGCACTTTGCATTTAGGGTGAGCGACGGCCTTGCCGTAGGAGTCATCGTTGCCGCCTGCCTGCGTTTTGATCGTGTACTCGCTGAAGCGATCAACGTCAGAGCTATCCGCGTTTGCGCTCAAAATGTTCTTGCCGAACTCGAGCACGGTGCGGGTGCTGTAGCGCCCGACGTTCACAAAGACGAGTGCGTTCTCGGGCGTGGCCTGCATGATGACGCCGCGCATGCGGCAGGCGCGCTCGAGGCAGTCGAACACCGACTCACCGTCTTGAATGGCAAACGTCTTGAAAGGGTCGCCGAGGCTGACCTCTGCGCTCACTTCGACGGAGAAAGGGTCGCACAGGTTTTTTGCAATCGAGAGAAGGCTTTGATTTTTCCAGCGACCTTTTTTGTAAATCGCACTGCAATCGACAAGGTCGCCGAGAGCGCGACCGCTGGCGCGCAAGCCGTGCTGCGTCGCGTCGTAGCCCCTGGGCACGGAGTCGATGTAGCCTTTGACTACCGTCTCGTCGTCGAGCTTCATGCGGCACTTGTCGCCCTTGCGAATCGGGATCGGCTCCTCTTTCTCAGACCATCGCTCGGTAAAGAGGACGTCGAAAGACGAGGCGAGGCTTTCCATAGAACGAGAGACCGAAAGGTCGGTCCAGCCCTTGTGCGTGACAGTGCCCACGACGAGCGACGCCTCGTTTAGGCGTGCACTAGTCATCGGTAAGCACCTGGATCACTTCACCACCTGGCACGGCGCTAGGGTCTCGCAATTGAGGGTTGCGCGCAAGTATCTCGGCCTCGCGCCGACTGTCCCCGTAGACGCGGTATGCGATCACGACAGCCGGTGTGCTTTGAATGGGCACAAAATCTTGAAGCTCAGGCAGCTTGTTTGTCGTCTGCGCGAAGTGCTCAGTAAGGGCGGCACGCAGCTCGCACAAAGGTGAGTACAGGGAGTCGCTGAGGTCTTCATCGTCCGTCAGGTCGTCAATCAAGTCGGTGAGCGCGGCGCGCATTTCTTGCGCCTGCTCGTAGCTCTCAAAATCGAGAGCGACCGCAACCTGTGAGAGCACGCCGACGGAGTTGGCACGCATGAGGCGCTCTAGCGCCTTTTGGTTCTGCGCCTTGATCGCCTGTTGCTGAGCCGTGCCCGTGCCGATTGCCGGAAGGGTGCTTGAGACAGCGCGCAGGTCCACGGCTGCGTCGAGCAAGGCAGAGACGCGAGAGCGGGCGGCGATGACGTTGCCTTCTGAGGGCAGCGACTCCTCGCCGTCGAAGAAGTCGATAGCCGCCTCGTAGGCTGCGCTGATGCTGGTGACGCCGGCGACCACTTGACGCACCACGTTGGTGAGCTGCGCGGCGAGACGCTGAGGTGTTTGAATCAAGGAGACAACGGCATCGGCAACGGAGGTGATCGCCTGCGCTGCTGTGTCAATCACCTGCAACGCGGCCGCGATTTTTCCTCGTACTTGGTTGATGGCGGTGGCGACAGATTGCACTGCCTCGACTGCGGCGTCGACTGTGGACTTGATCGCAGCGGCGACCGAGAACAGCTCAGCGAACTCGCTCTCAGCGACCACGATAATTTTCTCTGCGACTTCAGCGACCACGACGTCGGTGGCGACGGGCGAGAGTAGGTCTAGCTCTTCGCCGTCTTGCACGAACATGACTGAGAAGACCGCTGTGCCGCCGCGTTTGGTCGACTCCGTGCACGTGATCTCGCCTTCGATTGTGCAGTTCATCGGGCCCCAGAAAGGGTGCACGAGCTCGCCCGAGCCGCTCTCCTCGAACGACGCCAAAAACTCATCGCGGTCGACGTCGTAGTTCTCGCCGATGATCAACATGTTCAACGAGAAGCGCTTGGGCGCGGGGCCCATGTCTTCGACGTGCGGCTTGCTTTTGTTGCCGGGATACACGTTGGTGATGGTGCGGCGGCCGATGACCGACTTCACCTCGCCCTCGAGGAAAAACGGGATCCCTTTCCAAGTGCCTTCGTACAGGTTCTCGCGCCAGGTGTTCGCCATGTTATTGCATCATCCGGCCGGAGGTTGACTGCACTTCGAGATCGAGCCCGGTCGACTTCATGCCGCCGACTTGCGGCCTGCCGTTCTCGTCGAACTTGATCACTAGCTCCCCTTTCATAGCTTCCAGCGAACGAAGAGGGCCGACGCCTGCGCCCGGGGCAACAGCATCGCCGAGCATCGAAAACGGAGTGCCTAGCAACCCTTTGTTCGCCTTCTCGCCCGTGAGGCCAATGCTGTCCATGAGCGCACGCGGGTCGAGCCATTGTTTCGCGATAGCGAAGGCCGGATTGTCGCCGTTCATCACGGCCTCGCCTGCGACGTCGGACATGCCTTTGAGCACCTCGAGCGCGTCGAATGACTCCCACGCCTTCACTAGCTCGTTGACGGCGAGAGCGACCGAGCCGATTGCGATGCCTGCGAGAATAGCGGGGGCAAAGACCGCAGTGAAACCGCCTGCGAGCATCAGCAACCCTTTCGTCGCGACGATAGCCGCGAGCGCGGTCATGAGGCCGCCGAGCGCAAACGCTGTGGCAGTGATCGCTGCGGCCACGCGCCCGAGTGTCTTGGCCAGCTCAGGGTTCTTCTCGATCCAGTTGGCTGTCTTCGACACGAGTGGGCCGACGACATCAAACAGCTTGTTTATTTCAGGCAAAAGCACAGCACCGAGCTTCACTCCAAGCTCGGCCGCTCGGTTCTTCATGATCTCCCACTGCTTCTCAGTCGTCGCGAGGTTCGCTTGGTACTCGCGGTTCATGCTGCCCTTGGCTTGCTCACTGTTTACTAGACCGATTTGTTTGCGAAGCTCACCGGCACCCGCAACTAGCTTAGCTAGAGTGTCTGAGTGATCCATGCCAACGAGTTTGACCATAGCGCCAATGCGGTTCTCTTTCGGCAACGCGTTGATTTTGTCGACGATCTTCAGAAAAGTGGCAAAAGAATCGACCTGCATGCCTGCTTGCACTTCTTTAGTGCTTAGACCAATCTGATGCATGGCGTCTTTGAAGCGCGCCGAGCCTTCGTCAGCCGCAGCGAACAGCGAGAACATCGCGTTAACCGACGTGCCTGCGCGCATCGAATGATCGCCGAGAGTGAGCAACGTCGAACCGATTGCGGTCATCTCTTTACCAGTGATCGCTATCGAGCCTGCCACGCTGCCTGCGCGTTGCAAGAATTGGATAATCTCGCCGCCTTTGGAGATCGCGTTGTCGTCGAGGTAGTTGATTGAGTCGGCGAGGCCGCGAAGCTCCTCTTGCGTTTTGATGCCGAACAGCAGTTTGATTTTGCCCATGTTGTCGGCGAGCTCGTCAGCCGGTAGCTCGAACGCTGCGGACATCATGCCTGCTGTTTTGACGAACTCAATTAGCTCATCTTTAGGGATGTCCATGCGCGCGCCGGCTGCGACCATCTTGGCGATCTCATTCGTGGCAATGGGCATCTCACGCCCAAGCATTTGAACTTGTTTCGCCATGTCGAAATAGACGTCTGTGAGCTTACCGCTAGAGTCGCGAGCGCCTTGCACTTGTTTGGCCACACCGAGCATGGCTTGCTCGAAGTCGGAGGCTTGCTTGACGACGTCGAGAAGGCCGTCGCTCATCTTCGCCGCAAAATTCATCACGCCGTCGGCAGCGTGTTTGATGTTCGCTGCACTGGCGAAGGCTTTGTCAGCGCGTGCCTTCGTTGCCTCTATTTTTTTGTTTGCTTGATTGATGGCGTCCGCGACCCTTTTCATGGGCGCGGTGACGTTGTCGATGAGCTTCATTACTATCGAGACATTCACGCGGACACCTTATCTCTGCTCGTGAAAGCGGCGCGTTGTCTCGTGCCACTTCAAAAGCTCACGCCAAGTCATTTTGCGCATATCGGCGAGGCTGAAGCCCAGGTGGTGCGCTACGTCGGCTACGAAGTCGCGCCAGTTGCTGGGGACTTTTTTTCTTCGTCCTCGTCGTCCTCCATGTCAATTTTCACGCACTTGGACGCTGCCGCAACGAGGCGCGCAATGTCGGACAAGGGCAGCTTGCGAAGCGCCGTCAGTGGCACGCCGAAGCCGTCAATGCCTGCGCTCAACGAGGAGGCCAGGCGGAGACCCATGTCGAGCTTCGCGCCCTCTTGCGCCTTCTCCATGGCTTCCATGTCTTCGAGGTTAGCCTCGGCGCGCAACGTGATCGAAGCGTACTCCTTCGCGTTGTGCTTGAGCGGCGCCTTGAACGTGACGGTCGTTGTGCCGTCCTCGTTTTGTTTCACGTACTTGGATGCCACGACGTTACTCCTTGACCGCTTCGTCGCCGAAGGCCTTGAACGTCATGTCGCCACCGGCAGTCAGCTCGCACGGCTCGCTCACGGTTGCGTTGTTCATCACGTACGACTGACCGGTGTCGGTCTCGACTTTGATGGTCACGTCGACGAGCGAACTCATCTCGACCACGTCGGTGTCGCTCATGTGGACGATCACGCAGTCGATGGTTGAGCCGCGCACTTCTTCGTGGTGACCGTAGACGGAATGGCCCGTCTCTTGGGTGCGCATCTTGCCGCCGGGATTGAACTTCGCGCCTGGTTTGGTGCGAAACAAACGCCCGTTGGCGTAAATTTTCATGATGCCTGTGATTTTTGCCATCGGGTGTGTCTCCTAAAATATTAGAGCAGGAACTGCGTCGAGGTGGCGCTCACGAGGAACGCATTGATCAGGTCAGGCGGCGACAAAATATCGACGCGATTGACGTCGGTCGTGTTGCGCTGCACGATCAGATCGGTCTTGAATTGTTCGAGGTTCTCGACCCAGCCAGCCGCGACCCAGTCCATGAATAGCGCCACGAGCTCGGAGCGGATGATGGCTGGGGTCACGATGGGCTGACCTGGGCCGAAGTTGGTACCGTCGTCGGCCAACTTGTGGCGCGGGAAACGCACGGCAAGGCGAGCGCGCTGCGTGTAGCGCAGGGCGGCCAGGGTGCGCACCGTCATGATGTCCAAGTACGTGGCGTCGGCCACGCTGTTCGTTGTCTGGTAGGTGGTGATCAGGCGCTCGATCATCACCGTGCCTGCGTCATCGACTGTGAAGGTCGACACGCCGTCCGTGAGCAACGTGTTGCGCTCAGGGCGAGTCAAAATGGACGCCTTCGCTGGCGGCAAGATGCCGAGCAGCGGGAGCGTGGTGCGCGGGCGCGCGGGGTCGACAGACGACTGGAAGGCGTCGACTGCGCCCACCGCTGCCGCCCACTCGTACGTGGGGGAAGGGGACAAGCCCGAGCCCATCAGCGTCGAGTTGAAGCTGTTGCGTGCATTGCCTGCCGTCGTCATGGTGCCCTGTGAGCCCTTGGACGCAGCGAAGAGGTGTCCCTCTTTTTGCTCCATGGGGCCCCAGCGGTCGAGCAGCTCGGCCTCGTACAGGTCGAGCGACGTGTCGTCGTCCCACGCGCTGATGACCGTGTGGTACTGGGCATCGCCCCAGGCCGCGATGGCGTTGGCAATCGAGCCGTTGGTGGCGCCCGATGCCATGGCAACGAAGGTCGCCGAGGTCATGCCCGCAGGGAGCTTCTCGCCTTCGATGTAGTTGCAGCGCAGGTCGATGCTGTTGCCCGTGGTGCCTGTGTTGCGCGCCGTGAAGGTGATCACACCGGCGAGGTTCGTTGCCGTAACTGGCACTTCGTAGTCGGCCAGCGCGGCGACGATTGCGACGGCTGCCACGGTTGGCGTGGCGCCCGACACGATGGTCACCGGGATGCGGATGCCGGCGACGTACAAGTAGAACACGCCGTCAGCCGTCGTGGTGCCGACAAGGGTCAAGGTGCCCGTGGCAGCGACGCCCGAGCCGCTGTCAGCGACGCCGACGCCCCACAACTCGGTGTATTTGTTGTTCGTCTTAAAGCGCTTGCCCATGAAAGAGCCGATGGAGTGCCGGCCGAAGCCAAGCTCTGCGTCACTCTTTGAGTTGATGCGGAACGGGACAAGGTCCGCAGTCGTGCCCGTCGAAAGACGAGGCGCGACGATGATCGCCACGTGCGGGATGGCGGGGAGGCCACGAAGGGCTCGACTTCCGTCGAACTCGTTGTAGTGACCGGGGGTCCGAATATCCATCGGGATGCTGTTGAAACCGATTGCCATGGGTTACTCCTTGCCTTTTTTCTTGGACGGTTGCGGTACGGCTTCTTCGAGCACAGGTTGTGCAAGCTCAGGAGCAGCGACACTAACGTCGCCGTCTTTGATTTTGCGCAGCCAGTAAGACGACATCGGTTTGAGCTCACCGGCGTCGGCGAGCTTTTGCCTTGTTTCAGGATCGCGAATGAGGCGCCCGGGGACCGGGTACAGCATCGCCATTTGGGGCTTTCGTTCGAGTGACATTAGGGCATCCCGTCGGTGTTTTGTACGTCTACGGCTATGCCCATCTCGGGCGTAGCGTCTTCTGCGGCAATGTCGAAGTCGCCGCGCACGCGGAGGAAGTCAGCGAGCGCGCTCTCGTTCACAGTGTTGATGTCGACTTTCTGCTGCCACGTGATCGCCCACAACGCGACGCCCATACCGTCGAGCTTTGCGCCAAACAGGTTCTGCGCTTTGATTGCAGTCGCCTCGGCCGTGCCCTCAACGTCCCAGCGTTGCTCGGGCGTGATGACCTGCAAGAGCTTGACGGCGAGGAGCAGGGCGGCCTCATCGCGCTTCGCCGTGAGCGTGTCCTTGGTGACCAAGAAGGTCGCCCACGAGACGTCGGCATTGAGCACGCCGCCTTCGCGCACGATGTCACCGAAGCCTACAGCCGCGACGACTGCGCAAGGCGCGTTGGCGCCCCACGCGCGGAGCTGCGCCTCATCGAAGCGACCACCGTGCGTGGTGACTGCGCGAAGCTCAGCGACGCCGTCCTTGAGCGACTTGCAAATGGCAGCGCGTTGAATCACCACGGCCGCATTGTCGATGGCTGGGGCTGTCACACTGCACCACCTAAGCCGAGGAACGAGTCGAGGAAGTCGTCAATGGTTTCTTCGAGCTCTTGCTCGTTGTCTCGCGATAAGCCGAGATATTGGCGCGCCTTGTTTTGCACGCGGGCGTAGGGGAGATTGGAGCCCACTTCGACCGAGTCGCCGACGACGGTGCGCTGGATTGAGTCAATGAGGTCGCCGCTCAGCTCGAGCAAGCTATGGCTGCCTGACTCGCGCAACTGGCCAGGGTGAGGCGTGTGGGACTTGTCGCGCCCGTGCTTGTGTGCAGCGTAGTCCTCGCTCCAGTCGTCCCACGGCTTGCCGTCGGGCGCGGCCTTCTCTTTGCCGAGACGGTTGCGCGTCTGGCTTTCGACGACTTGGCCGACGAGCTTCAACAAGGCGTCCTTGCCCTGGCGAGGGAAGGTGCGGACGAGCTTAGCAAAGCGCGCGTTGAGGCGCGCAAGCGACGGGGCTGTGATGACAAGGCCGACGCTCATAGGCCGTCCATGTCAGAGCGCGAAAAGATGCGCGCAGACGTGACGTACTGCGCGCTTGAGCTCGCGGTCGTGGGCTCGGGTGCATCGGCGCCAGGGACTTCGACTAGACCCTTTGCCAAGAGCTTGCACCAGTCAATCGCGTCCTCGTAGCGCTTGCGCTTCTCCTCGGTCACGCTGCCCGCGTCGGCGCTGCACACGTAGATGCAGATGTCGATGCAGTAGCGTTTGAGAATGGCAGGCACTGCGGCGAGCACCATCGGTGTGGAGTATTGCACGGCCGCGTAGGAATCGATCTCGCTGGACGCTTCCTCAAGGCCTTGCTCAAGTGACCGTGTGCTCGGGGAGCCTTCGCGCGTAACCGCAGACAGCACGTACTCGGTGCCGTAGAGGTTTATCGCGTCGGCTCTCGTTGCGTAGGACATTGAGCAAGCACCTTTGAGGTCACGAGGTTAGAGTTGGAAAACTTCGAGCTTCGGTTCTGCGATCAGCATCGCGAGCTTGTCGACACTCAGCTCGCCCGCCTTGAACTTCTTGACTTCGCCCTTTGGGAAGTGAAGGCCTGCGCGGTATAAGCCCTCGCCGCTGTGGCGTTTGAGCTTGACGGCGAAACCACCGTCGAACTCCCCCGCCTCGATGCTCTCGGCCGATTGCGCTTCGTCGTCTGCCGTTGACAGTGCGGGTTGGTCGCCTTCGATGTCGGCTGAAACCTGCTTCGCTTTTGCTTTTGCCATGAGATGATCTCGCTCTTTGCTCGGCGTTCAAGCCGTGGTTTGGATTAGGTGAGGTACGGGGTGACGAGAACCTTGCAGAGGCCAAAGTTCGGGTTCGCTGCGCCACCGCTGAGCGTCGGGCTCATGAACAAGTCACGAGCGGTCGACCAGCGGCTTGGTCCCACGACGCAGAGGTCTGGGACGATGTTGAGCGGCTTGCCTTCGTCGCTCTTGAGACCCATCATCGCCGCCACGTACGCTTGCACGTTGGTCGAGTCGAGGGTGTTGAGCGAGCCGTAGGCGAGCTGCCAGAGGCCGTAGCCTGCGGCGCAGCGGTCGTCGACGCCGTACAGGAACGAGTTGCGGCGGAACACGTGTTCGTTGTCCATCGAGGTGAAGGACTTGAACTCGGACTTCTGGCGCTCCTGATAAATCAGGGGCTTGAGTGGGCGCTTCGTGTCGAGCAGCGCCCAGAGGTTGCCGCCGCCCGTGGCGTCGTAGTTCGATTTGGTCGACAGGGCGCCGTTGACGATGACCGGGTGGTCGGTGTCGAAGAAGTACTGCCCGTCGTAGCAGTCTCTCGACGCGCCGGCCGCGAGGGCCGCGAAGACGAGCTCGTCGGGGTGCATGGCCGCCGAGTAGCCCATCTCTTCGACGATTGGGGCGAAGATGCCGTAGGAGTCATCTTCGATTTTTGGGCGCGGCACTTCGACCGTCGCTTCGTACGGCTTGTTGGTCAAGCTGTATTTGTGCGCCTTCATGTTCTTGATCAAGCGGTCGCCAGCCCACTCAACCATTTGTGGGAATTGACCGAGGAAAGCATAAAGCTCGGTCTCGGTGGCGCTCTGGATGAGCGTCGCGACTTGGTTCCAGTGTGGCATCGCTTTGCCGAAGCCACCTTGGAAGTTGCCTTTGAAGCCGGTGAACAAGTTGCTAAGACCGTTGGTATTGACGAGCATGTGAAAAATCTCCTTCTTGTAAACGCCGGCTTAAAAGGCGTTGACCGTTTGTTGAATGCGACGAGCGCGGCTACTTAGCCGATCTCGATAATGACCTCTGCGAACGATGCGGTGGCCGCGTTGGTGCCACCGACAGTGAGCTCCACGAAGTCGCCGACGGCGACCGTGTTTGCTGCCGTGGGGGTGGCGCTGTCGATGTCGCCGATTGCCGAGCCCGACTGTGTGATGGTGATGGCGCCCGTGGTGACTGCCACGGTGTTGATCTTCGCCGTGAGCGTCGCATTGCCCGTGGTCAGCGCAGCGCCGAGGAGCACCGAGCGAATGGTCTTGATCGACCCGGCGACCGGCGAGACGAAGCCGTTGCGCTGTGCGTTGGCGCCGACGAGGTCGCGCACTTGCACGGTGAAGAACTTGGAGCCTGCGCCTGCGGCAGACATCGGTTCGTCGATTTTGACGTAGACGCCGGTCGAGTCGACGTCCACGATTTTGCCTGCCAAGGAGCGACCAGTGGACGCTTTGTAGACCGTCTCATCATCGCCGACGAATGCGGGCTGGCCAATGTGCGCTTTGGTGATGGTGTCGCCGTTGGCGAACTTGAACACGCCGTAGCGCGTCTTCACCTTGTCGACGCCAGCGGTGCCGGCAGCTTTGTACTCCTGACAAACGCCGAGGCACACGAGGTTCTCGCCTGCGGCGCCGACGATGGCGTTGCCGCTCGAGTCCTTCTGCACGATGCCACCGGCGTAGAAGGTTTGCGAGGCGGCGACAGCGTACTGGAAGTCGATGCCGTCGCGTTGAACAGTCAAAACTCGGTCAGCGGAAAGTGCCATGTTAATATCCTCTTTTGTGCCCCGCCAAGGCGAGGTGTTCGATTGCGTTGACTCTCAAAACTTCAGTTGCGTTCTACGACTTCTTCGCTGCGAGGCCTTGCTCTTTGGTCAAGCCGAGCTTCGCCCAGACGGCGAGCTCGTCTTCGGTGCACGTGTTGACATCGCCCTGGCCGGCAGGGGCCGCAGCCGCTGGCGCCGTGGCGCTGACGATCACGGGCGCGCCCGCGACATAGGTCTTGAACTTCTCGAGCGCGGCTTGGTCCGAGCACGTCTCGATGAAATACTGGCGGTTCGCGGGCAGAATCTTGCGATCCGTGCTTGCTTGGTCAACCGCAGCTTCGACCGCGACTTTGAACGCCGCGTCTTCCTTCGCTTTGATGTCGGCCTTGACCGACGCGAGTTCGGTGCACACGGCGTCGTGCTCGCTGCGTGGGACGAACAGTTCGAGCTTGGGCGCGGCCGACTGCGCCGACGCGAGCTCCACCTTGAGCTGCGCCGAAGCGGTCTCGAGGTCTTTGATTTTCGTCGCTTCAGCAACGAGTTTCGCGTTGTGCGCATCAACCGCCGCGTCGATTTGCTCAGGGGTTGCGTCTTTCGCGAGGCCGAGCAATTTCAAAAGTTTCTCGTTCATAGGGACTCCTTGAATGGATGCGAGCGCCGGCATGTCCAGCGCAGGACGATTGGTGAGGCCTGCGGAGACAAGCTGCCGAATCCGTTTGCTGGAGTCGGTCTTGAACGCGGGCGAAGCGAAGCGATATTCTTTGGCCTCGATCATGGCCGCGCCCTTGGGCGTCCACTCGACGTCGGCCCACACCGCGCCGTCAACGACCGACAGCTTGCTGATCCAGCCGTGCGCAGGGGCGGGGTGCCCTTTCGGCGCAAGAATCTCGGACGAGTGTTCGAGGTCAAACGGGATGGGCTTGCCTCTTTTGTTGAAAGAAGATGCAAAATCTTCTTGGTCAAGCATCTTGAACGTGCGGCCGTCGACTGCGTCGATTTGTCCTTCGGCTTTCGGGGCCGGGAACATCATGACACGCTTCGGCGCTTTGCCGTCTACAAGCTCGACGCTGCACAGCACGGCGCCCCGATTGCTGTCGGTCGCGGTGTTACACAATTCGGTCGTGAGTTGTTCTTGCACTGAAGCGGAACGTGCCTGGGCATGTCGCGGAAGTCACGTTCTTTAGCTGGGGGTTAGCTGGGGGTGGGCAAAGGAGGGTTTGAACCTCCACCGTCTGCTCGCTTACGTACGCATCGTGGCGTGGTCAGCTTTGGCGCAGCCGCTCTAGCCTTTAAGCTACTTTCCCACAGAAGAAAAAAGTCGGGCGGGTGAGATTTGAACTCACGACCCCTCGGTTCCAAACCGAGTGCGCTACCAGCCTACGCTACCGCCCGAAAGAAGCTCAGAGAGCTACTGCGGGAGAGGTGCAAAAGCTGGCGCGAAAGGTCTCACGAGATGCGGTGTAGCGCGAGGCGTGCGGTGAGTCAAGAAAGGAAAGGGCGGGTCAAGCGTTTCCACTCAACCCGCCCTCGCCCCGAACCTAGACCGCGATCACCACAATCGCAGGGCCAGCATGGCAGACACGCGAGGTCAGCGCAAGAGGTTACCGACAGAGCGTCCGAGCGACGTCGGCTTGGTGCCAAACCGTTCGTGCCGCGCCTCGACCAAGCCTTTGCTCAGCAGCTCGCCGTCGATGTATTTCCGCACCGTCTTCGTATCACCGTCGAGCTTCGTGATTCCAATCCTGTCGCCGTCGTCTCCGCAGCGCGCGATGAGATTGAGCAAGACGCGGCGCCCGCCGTCGCTGAGATCCTCGAGTACGCGCTTCGCCTCGCCGTCGACCCCGAGGTGGTTGGCGACGAAGGACTTGAACAATCGAAAGAGCACCGCGCCCGCGTGCTCTCGAAGCTGCGTAGGGCCTGAGTCCTCGGCGGCGGCTTGCTCGAGCGACTCGCGCCGAGCCTTCGCGTTCTTGCGGTAAGCGAACGTCGGGTGCACACCAGCCGGCACTTTCTCTTTGCGCCCGTCTGGGAACTCCCATTGCACCATCGTTTGCTTCGGCACTTCGCTCTCGCCGCCGAGCTTGCGCGCCTCGTACTTCGTGATTTGTCGACGGCGACAGTTGCAGCCGTACGCGCAGGGCGGCGACCAAAATTTCCACAGCAGGTCGTCGACCGGCCTAATCGTGCCTGCCATCCGCACGTGCTCCTGGCGATGAATGGTCGACGGACCGAGCTCGTAGATGAAGTAAGGAAGTTGGTCCTTGGTCTCCTGCGCTCGCTCCTCCTGTCCGTTGGCACGAGCGACGCGCATGTTGGTTTCGTAAATGAGACGGAGGCGCGAGGGTGTCGCTTTTTCTGACACCGCAGCGCGCCATCCGCTTTGCTCGAGCGCAGGGAGGGCGGCTTTCTTCCACGTCTCGAACGTGAGGCCGTCGGCGATGGCTTTCTCGACCGTGCCGCGCACGTGGTTGAGCAAATCGCGCTCGGTCACCTTGGCGACGGTGAAGGCGAAGTCGTGCTCCTCGGCCCACACTTCTTCGTGATTGAACGACGGGCGCAGCTTCTTGCGCTTGAAGTAGTCGAGCGCTTCGACAGGGATGGGACCTGGCTTGGTGAGCTTGCCAACGGGCATCAGACCGACTCCTGCGTCTCTCTGCGATTTTCACGACGCGCGCGCTTGCGCTCGCTGCGTCGTTCTTCAATGTGCTCTGGGGCGTGCCGCATGTTGTGCTTGCGGCATCCGCACGGGAACTTCTCGCTCTTGCGCTTGTACGGGCCGAGCTCTTGGCCGTACGGTTTCACGGCTTGTCCGTTGCGTAGCCTCGGCCGCGCGCGGTGAAGGTGAGGCGGGCGAGCGTGCGCTGAAGCTCCTTGGTGTCGAGCTTCGCCTCAGACAAGAGCTCGAGCATGTGATCGAAGCTCGTGGCGCTCTCGACCATGGCCATGATGGGGTTGGTGAGCGGGTCGACGACGCGTTGCCAGTCGCTCAACGCTTCTTCGGCCAGCACGTCGATTTCGTCGCGCTGGGCGGCGAGCGTGTGGACGAGCTCGCGCTGGTCTTCGGTCAACGTCTCGCCCTGGAGCACGCGTTGCATGAGCTCACGCGCGGTCGCTGCGCGCACGTGAGAGAGTTGGACAGGTGGTGCCTTCGGAGGCGCAGCGGGCGGGGCGATTTTAAAGCCCCTGCCTATGTCGCCCATCATCTTCTCGGCGCTGTCAGGTGAGATGGGGAAGGCCTCGACCAGCGCAGCGATGCCAGACTCGCGAGGGAGCAAGCCTGCGCCTACGTCCTTCAAAATTTTGAGCATCGCATCAATCTGAGTGCCGTTGAAAGCGCTTGTGGGGTCGGACGGCAGGGCGACGTTCTTGTCGCTCGTCTTCGCGTCAGCGATGGGGCCCGGGGTGGTGAGCCCATACGCTGCGGGCTTCAATGTCTCGGCGCCTTCTTCGGCCTCCTGCAAGCCAAACTTGTCGAGCACGACGGACGACTCGACGCGCAACCCACGGTCAATCATGGGGCCGATGGCTTCGGTGAATAGCTTGAGGTCTTCCTTATGCTCCTCGCCAATGTGAAGCTGCGGGAAGCCGTTGGGCGGGACGCCATAGTTGAGCGTGATGTAAGGCTCTATGACGTCGCGTTGAATGGTCGCGGCGAGGTTCATCGCGTCATCGTCGCGGATGTCCTCGCGCACTTCGTTGGCTTGATCTGCGGTACCTGTGCCGAGCCCGCCTGGCTGCGCATCAGCCGTGGACGTCTGGCCGAGCACGGCTTTGCTCGTTTGCCGGTCGAGCCAGTCGGCGAGGCCCATAAACAGCTTATCACCACCAGCGCCGTTTGCGGCTGCGGGGAAGTCGATCTGCATGGATTTGGGAATGATGGCGGCCGCGTCGGTGCCGATGTTGGTCACGGCCGCGAGGAGGTCGGCCTTCTGCTCGTCAGTCGCGTTGTCCTCGTGCGTGCCTAAACGAAGGGGCATGCCGAAGACTTCGGCGAACACGATCCAGTCCTTGAGCGTGTACGACTTACACATGAAGGACACGGCGACGAGGCGCGCGAGGCCGCCGCGAATAGCGAGCCCCGTCTTGAGCTGCGGTGTGTGCACCACGAACTTGAACGGCTCGAGCGTAAGACCATCGTTGGGCGCCGTCTCGTCCCGCATGCGGAGCTCGGTGCCTGTCTTGCGGTCGTAGCAGAAAGAGCGTTGGTCGCGACGAATGTAGGTCTTGGGAATCCAGCGCCGAGGGTTGCTCGTGTCCCAGTCAATCTCACTCACGGCGAACGAGCGACCGAGGGCGTCGAGCTGGTTCTTGATCAAGGTGCGGAACGCGGGGCGCTTCACGAGCTTGGTCACTTCGTCGGCGAGCTCCACGTCGCGCTTGTCGTCACTCGCCGCAATGACGGTCGTTTTTAGACGCGAGACGGCGAGCTTGCGGGTACGAAGCACGCTCGAATAGTGCGGGTCCTTCTCCTCCATCTCCTCGGCCAGCGTGAGCATGGCCTCGGCGCTGCCTTCGTCAGCGGCGCGTAGGATGGCGCCGAGCTTGGCCGGCGTGAGCCCGACCACTGCGCTGTTGAAAGAAGTGGTGCGCACGGTGCCGACGGCTGCCCCCGCGATCTCCTCCTTCAGCTTTGAAGTGTCGACCGGAAGACCACGGTGATCGAGAATCGCCATCAGAGTATGCCTTTCTCACGCGACCGTGAGATTGCCTGTGTTTTGTTCGCGCCCTTGTACCCGCTGTGACTTATCGCACTACCGTAGCGGCGGTTCAAGTATTGAGTGAGCGTGTCGACTTGATCGGCGTACTGAGACGCTGGGAATGCTTCGAGCTCGGCGAGCAACGCCTTCACCCACGGCGCCACGGACGGGTGAGGGAGCCACACGTTACCGCTCTTGCACGCGGGCGCGACTGCGTTTGCTCGGCCTTCTTTTCCACCGTCGGGTTCAACGGGATCAAAGCCCGCGATCTCTCGCTTCAACGATGACATGACGGCAGCGCCGTTGGCCTTCTCCTCGACCAGCTTCTTGAGCGCCTGCGGCCACGCGGCTGTTAGCGTGCGCACGGCGTCGAGCGTGGTTGTGAAGTCCATTTTCTCGCGCACTTGATCGAGCAGGAACGAGTCGGCTTGGTTCTCGGCCCACACTTGGCCCACGACGTACGCCGAGTCCTTCGTGTCCTTGAACGCCATATCCCACGACTGCGTGTGCCCGGTGAGCTTCATCGGCAGCTCACGCTGCGTCGAGGTGTGCAGCGTGCCGTCCGGCTTCATGAAACGAATGGGCGGCGGGGCGTGCGTGCCGAGCGGATACCAGAAGCACCAGAACCATTTCTTCAGCGGGCCGCCGTCGGGCGGCAGTGGGTTTTGCTGGTACTGCGACGTGTAGTGGCGGTCGAGCTTCGCCTTGAGCTTCTCAATCTCCTCCTTGGGGAATTGTTCGGGCTGGAGCAGCTCGCCTGCTTCGGTGCGCGGGTCGTCCTCGTGGTTCTTCGGGTTGCCCGGCTCGAACTCCATCTGCAGCGAGATAATGTGCCATTCGCCATTCGTGTTATCTGCCTGCACGCGCCCTGCGGGGTCGTCCGGGTGGAGGCGTTGCATGACGATAGTCCAGCACGCGTCAGCGAGCTTGTTGACGCGGTTCGGGAGCACGACTTCGACCACGTTGTTTGCTTCGGTGAGCCGGGTGCGAACTTGGTCAATCGACCCGTTAACCACTTCCTTCGCATCAATCGGATCGTCGATAACGATGTCGTCCGCGCGCTTGCCCGTCACCTTTGCGCCGAGCGACAAGCATTGGCGGAAGCCTCGTTTGCTGTTCTCGAAGTTGACCTTCTCGTTCTGGTCCTTCGAGATTGACCACGCCTTCACGCCTTTTTTGTCGGCGACGTAGGAGCGAAGGCGCGCGTACCATCGCGACGTGATGATCTCGCGCATGCGGCGCGAGTCGCGCTTGGCGAGCGCGTCATCGTTAGAGAAGAACAGCTTGCGGCGCTCCGGGTTGTCGAGCCACTGCCACGCCGGGGCGAACACCGACACGAGCAGCGACTTCATCGTGCCGGGCGGCACCTCAATGAGCAGCTTGCGGTATTTTTTATTGCCTCGCGCTTGCTCCTGCAACGCGTGACACATGACATCGAGATGCCAGTTCCAAATGAGCGGCGTGCTCGGCTCGACAATGTGCCACGCCTGCTGCACGAACTCGGCGAGCCAATTGTGCGCCAGATGCATGTCTATGTGGCTGAGTGACGGCATCGACTCGAGCAGCACATTGTCGGCGGCTTTGGCTGCGAGGCTCAAGTCGGCACCTGTTATTCGTGGCTCAAATAGACCGTGGTCACAGGATTTGCTGCGAGGTAGCTTTCTTGCTCCCGCAGCTTCGTTTTCTTCTCAAGCATGATGCGTGCGTGGGCTGCGGCTGCGTCACAAGTGCAATCACAGTCGAGGTCGCAGTCAATCGCGTGCACGTGTGCTCTTGCCTGATGCGCCTTTTGCTTTTCCAAACGCCAGGCGATGCGCCGCGCGTGCACGTACTCTGCGAAGGTACCTTTGAATAGCTCAAACTTGTGTTCGACTGCGTACTCGGCTTGCCACTGTGCGCGCCGTTTGCGTGATGCTTTTAGCCTACTCATCTTCGTCCTCGTCGACTTCGACGATTGACGCGCCGGCCTTGGCGCGAAGCGCACGGAGCACTTTGATTTCTTCTCGCGTGAGCTTCGACATGTCGACCGACTTGTCCTCGATCTCCACCTTGCTGTCTAGCTCACCTGTGAGCTCGAGCTTGCGCCCGTAGCGTTTTGGGAGCTTGCGTTCGAGCCACCACATTGACGCCGCGATCTTTCCTTTTTGCGCTGCGATTGCGAGCATGGTGACGTGGTTTGACTCAGCTCGCGCGCCTGCCATCTCTACTGCGTCACGAAAATCTAGGAAGGGTTGCTCGCCTTGCTTCGCCCGTTTGAACCATTCGTAGTACGTCTTTTTCGAGATGCCGCACACGCGGCACGCGGTGTCGACGTAGTTGCCTGCTTCGATTTGTTTGACGATACGCTCTTGTAGTTCGGGCGTGAGCGCGAGCGGTCGGCCAAGGACGCCTCTGACACGCTCGAATTTAGGGTCCTGCTTTTTCTTGCTCATAGCGTCCAGTTTAGCACGTGTGCGCTTTACCGCGCACTAGCCTGCTTTTACGAGGGAGAGGAACTCGGCGCGCACTTCGGGATCAAGGAAGCACCCTTGCAGCTCACTGGTCACCATCGTGGCTCCTGCGCGCACGCCGCGAAGCGCCATGCACGAGTGGGTGGCTTCGATGACGCAGGCGGCGCCTAGGGGCTTGAGGTGCGTCGTGATCGCGTCGACAATCTGCGTGGTCAATCGTTCCTGCACCTGGAGCCTACGAGCGAAGCATTGCACGAGGCGCGCAATCTTCGACAGCCCCACGACGCCGCCTGGCGACGGGACGTAGGCGACATGGGCGACGCCGGTGAACGGCAAGCAGTGATGCTCACACATGCTTGCGAACGGGATGCCGCGCACGAGCACCATGCTATTCGAGCGTTCACTCGGGAACACCTTGGACAGAATCTCAGCGGGGTCCATCGTGTACCCCTCGCACATCTCGCGCCACGCCTTCGCAACGCGCTTGGGCGTCTCGACGAGACCCTCTCGCTTTGGGTCCTCGCCCACCGAGATGAGCAGCACGCGCACGGCTTCTTCTGGGATCGTTTCGCTCATCGCACTTTCCAAATCTTGTGTTGCTGGAGCGACAGGCGCCAGCGTGGGTTTTTCAAGCACAGCGCGATGCACCATGCGAGGTTGTCCTCGGTGAGCTCGTGCCCGTCGACTTCAACGCTGATGGGGTCAAAGACGCGCGTGGCGTCGAACGCTGGCGACAGCCACACGTGGGTAGCGCGCCAGTGCAGCGGCTCGCTCGGCTCAGGGATTCCTTGGCCGACGGCGCGCACGTAGCGCAGCTCATCGGCGCGGGTAATGCGAAGCGTGTCAAGCGGGGTCTTCGGTGAGCACGAAATCCAATCAATTCCCCTAGGCTCCTTGCGCATGCCGTTCGTCTCGATGGCGACGAAGAAGCCACTCGCCTTGAACACCTCCACAAGCTCTTCGTCGAGCTGAAGCAACGGCTCGCCGCCTGTGAAAATCACGGCGCGATTGTGGGCGGGGGCCAAGGCGATGGCGGCCTTGAGAATGTCCTCGACCGTCATCCGCTCGCCGTTCTTAAAGTCGGTGTCACAGTCGAACCCCTCGACAGCTTTTGAGCACGCGAGGTTGCAGCCGGCGAAGCGCACGAACACATTGGCCGTGCCCGCGCGTGCGCCTTCGCCTTGCAGGCTGTAGAAAATCTCCTTCACACCGTAGCGTTTCATTGCACAGCCTCCGCGCGGCAATTGGGCGTCTCTTGCACCACCACCTTAAACACTTCAAAGCCTGGGAGCACGAGCACGCTCGTGCACAGGCGGAGCAAATAGAGCGCCATGTTCTCAGCCGTCGGGTTGTTGGGCATGAGGAAGACGCGCGACGAGATGCGGAGCAGGGTGTCGACCAGCTCCTTGTCGTCCACGTTCACCAAGAACGCGTGGTCCCAGTGCGCGTCGAGCCACGTGCCGATGGTGCCTTTGAGCACAGAAAAGTCGACGACGCGGCCAAGGGCGTCTAGCGCGTCGGCACGCGCGTGCACTTCGATTCCGTACGTGTGGCCATGCGGGTGCGCGCATTTGCTCTCATGCCCGAAGACGCGGTGCCCTGCGTCGATGCTGAAGTGCCTCACGACCGAGACCGTCGGCTCTTTCATTTTGCTCTCGTAGCACGCGCTTCAACCGAGATGCCGCCGCGCGAGTTGAACATGCCGACCACCTCGACGTTCAGGGGTTGAATCTGCGCGAAGAACAAGTCGGCGATCTCGCTCACGATTGCCTCGTTGAACTTCCCTTGCTCGCGATAGCGCCACAAGAACAACTTCATCGACTTCGTTTCGACGAGGTCTCGGTCGGGCGTGTAGATGATCATGAGCTTGGCGAAGTCGGGTTGCTTCGTGTGTGGACACAGCGACGTGAACTCGCCGCAGTGCAGCGTGACTGACGTCACGTCACCTGAGAACGGGATGCAATCGAGCGAGTCAATTGCTTTGTGCACCTGCTTGCCTAGATACTTGCGAGTTCTTTTTGCCATCGGGACTTTAGCTCCTGTTGAAGTAACCAAAAATATTCTAGGCCACTGCGCACGTCGGCCGTTCTCGAGGTGATGTTCTTTAGTGATACCATTTGCTTGCACATGCGGTACTGCCCGTAGAGGACGGCGTTGCTCCAAGTCGTTGCGTCTGCGCTGTGAAAAGGGAAACGCTTGAGCACGCTTTTTTGAATCCAACCGAACGAGTGAAAACGATGCGGCCATTGCCGCGCGAAGCACTGGCTATAAAAGCGGATTGACTCTGTTGGCGTTTCACCAAAGCGACACGACAAGCCGACTTTTGGGTAGGTGTCGCAATATTCCTTGAGCAGCTCGAACGGCTCGCCGAAGTGAAAGACCGGGTAGGCGTCAGAGCCTGCGGCTTTCATGATTCTACAGTTCGCCAAAGACGCCGGGCCGTCGTCTATGACGTCGAGCGCAATGGTCTCCGTCCACCGTGGGTTTTTGCTCTCTTCGATGAGCGCTTGGATGTCGATGACTTTGCCTGCGTTCCACGCACTGTAGGCGCCTGAGTCGAGCATCAGGGTCGGGCAATTGGGCACGCACAACGCTTCGCCGTGCGGCAGCTTGAGCCATTGCTTTAGGTAGTAAAAAGAAACGAGAACCGAAAGCGGTTGATGCTTCCAATCCCACGCGAGCATCGCACGTGCTGCGACGGGTGATGCTCCCCAGGCAACGTAGATGGCAGTCATTCGTAGACTGTTGGGTCGCTAACGCCTGCGAGCTCGAACGCTTCGCGGCGTTCAACGCAAGTGCCGCATTTTCCGCAGTGCAAGTCGCGACCGTTGTAGCAGCTCCACGTGGTTGAAAAGTCGACCTTGAGCTTTGCTCCTTGCGCGACAATGTCAGCCTTGCTGATGCTCACGAAAGGGCGCAGGAGCGCGATCTCGCGCCAGTCACACAAGCGGGCGGCGACTTGCATCGCTTCAGCGAATACCGCGCGGCAGTCGGGGTAGATTGCGTGGTCGCCTGCGTGAGCACCGTATGCGACGGCGTCGCAGCCTTTCGCGACCGCGTGCCCGATTGCGAGCGCTAGGAAAATCATGTTGCGATTTGGGACGACGGTCGCCTTCATGCTCTCGGCAGCGTAGTGACCTTCGGGCACAGCGATGTCGCTTCTCATCTGCGAGCTGTTGCCTGCGATCAACGGCGCGAGCGCGCTCATGTCTGCGCAAGACCAAGGCACACCGAGCGCACGTGCTTGGCCTCTTGCGAAGTCGAGCTCCCTGCGGTGTTTCTGCCCGTAGTCGAAGCTCAGCGCCACGACGTCGTGCTTAGTGACCAAATCATGCAGCAGCACCGTGCTGTCTAGACCACCTGAAACAATCGCTACAACTTTCATTCTTGAGACCCCAGCGATAACTGGCACAAAGCGATGAGGAACACCAGGGGGTCTTTTTGTTCGTTCCTCGCCATCGCTTCACGCAGCACGGCGGCTTGCGCGGGCGACAGCTTGAGCGTCATGCCGCCGTCTTCCTCGTCGTCGCTCTCAGGCTTTGGTTTTTCAAAACCTGTATCGTCGACAGCGGGTGGTTCCCACGACGCGCTCAGCAACGGTCCAATTTCAAAGTCGGTGAACCCTGTGCGCAATTGGTCCACGGCATCGAACGAGGACAGCATCTCGGAGAGGCCTTGAAAATCCCACGCGCCGAGCTCGGCCGTTTTGTTCAAACGCACGCCTAAAATTTTCGCCGTCTTTGCGTCGCAGTCGATGGCGATGACTTTCACCTTGGTCATGCCAAGGCGCATCGCGGCTTCCAGACGCCCGTGTCCAGCTATCACTCGGTTTGTTTTTTTCTGGATTAGAATCGGTTCCACTTGTCCGTGGTCGAGCAGTGACGCCATGATCGCGCCGATGTTCCGCTCAGAATGGAGGCGCACGTTCTTCGGGTCGACCTTGAGCGCTTTAACGGAAAGCTCGTGCACTTCAAGTTCGTGAGTCGGCTGCTTTTCGTTTTCTATCGGTTTTACAGGCATAGAACGGGAGGTAGCGTAGGTAGCACTTGTTTTCAACCGAAAGGTTGAAAAATAAAAAACCGATACCCTCCCCCCCTCGACGCCTTATAAAATAACAGTATTCATGTATTTATATTTATATTGTCTTATTTACGTAGGCGTCGGGGGGGGAGGGGTGTCGGTATTTTTTATTTGGCTAAAAACTAGGGCGCGCCTGCGAGGGGGGGGGTCTATTTTTTAAGACTTACAAAACAATCACACCCGCACACCGTTTTGTGACAGAAATGTGGTTGAGTGCTTGTCCGAAACAATCGATCGTGTATGCTTGTTGACTCACGAAAAGGGAGCTTACCTTGAGCGTTGACAACTTGCAGATCTTCGGCGCGTGGTTTGATCATCATGAAGACGTGGCGCGGCCGCGTTCGTTTGAAATGACGTGGCGCGAGTTTGTCACTGAAGTGACGGGCGCGCTGCACATCCACGAAGATAAATTAGCGACTGACGGCACCGCACCTGGCTTCTCGCTCGCGCGCTTCATCGAGCAAAACGGGGAGACGCGGCGTGCCAACATGTATGTCGACGTGCTGAGTGCAATCGTGCTCGACTTCGATGAACGCTTTGATCCTGCCGTGCTCTTCGAGCGCCTCGACTGCGGCATTGCGTGGCTTGCGTACACGACGTTCTCGCATCGCCCGGGCAAGCCGCGCTGGCGAGTCATCGTGCCGACGGCAACGCCGATACCGAAGCCGGCGTATAAAGCGGCGCGCGCCTGGTTCCTCGCGAGCATCATCAACAAAGGCAGCGGGGTGAAACAACAAGCCGACGAAGTGGCAAAAGCCGTCAGCAACTTTTACTACCTCCCTGGCTGCCCTGCCGAGTTCGCCGAGCACGCCGAGTTCCTCGAGTCGCAGGGCGTCCCGCTCGTGTTGCCTCCTGTGTCTGAGTTCCGCCGAGGCATCCCAGCGCCGCGCTCCTTGGGCACGCGCCTCGACTGGGCGTTCCTTCACGCGAAGATGAACACGTACAGCAAAGCGCCCGAGCTGCGCCGCGCTTTCAAGCTCGCGCTCAAGGGCCGCCCGTTCTGCGACAAAGGCAACCGCAACGGCATGCTCTTCCGCATGTGCGGCGTGCTCGCAGGGTGGGCAACGCAAGCCGAGCCCGCCGAGCTCGCCGCCTTCTTCGAGTCCTCGATCAACGCCATGACGATTGCCGAGCCTGACGACCCGCCGCCGAGCGTCGCCGATGCGGCCGAGATGATCGCGCGTTCGCAAGCTGGATTGCTCGCGCAGTCTGAGACCGAAGCGGTGCAGTTAGCGGACGAAGCCGCGACGGTAGAACGCCCTGTACCTGTCGAAGACGACTCCTTCTTGCAGGACGCGCTTGCCTCGGGTTTGGCAAATGCAGACGAGCTCCGTCACCGGCTCATCTTGTGCGCCAACAAATCCATGTGGGTGTGGCGAGTGCAAGATCACACGTGGTGCGGACCGACAAACGAAGGCGCGACGCAAGCGCACGCTCGCGCCGTCCTTCCCCTCGTGCCCGGCGTAGACACGTGGGTGCGTGGCGCACGCGGCGGACCTCGATTGAAGGTGCTCCCAGAGCTCATGTACGACTATGGCGAAGTGATTGACCGCGTGAGCTACACGCTGCGCTCCGAGCGAGCAACGTACGACGTACCGACCCGCTCTTTGAACCTCGCAGCCGCTCAGCGTCGCAACCTCACCCCCGCCTTCCACCCGTTCGTTGCAGAGTGGTTAGAAGCAGTCGGCGGGCAACACACTGACCACCTGCTCGACTGGCTCGCGTGCATCTTTCAACACGACCGCGCCGCGCAGATTCTCTTCCTCAACGGCTCGCCTGGCATCGGCAAGGGTCTGCTCACCCGGGGCCTCTCCCGCTTGTGGAATGTCGACGGCGCCACCGACTATGTGCGCATCTCGAGCTCCTTCAACGATGACCTCCTGCGCTGCCCGCTCGTCTCCCTCGACGAAGGCAACTGGGAAGCCGGGGCGAAGAACCCAACGGTGTTCTTGCGACGGCTGTCGGCGGCCGCGCAGCATTCAATCAACCGCAAGTTTCAAGACCCCGTTGACCTCAGCGGCTACGTGCGGATCCTCATGACGATGAACAACGCCAACTTGTTCACACTCGACGAGCGCGCCCTCACGACCGACGACAGGGACGCAATCGTCGAACGCTTCATGGAGATCGTGCCGTTGCCGAAGGCACGTCAGCTTCTCGACTCGATCCCTTTCGAGGAGCGCGATGCGCTCGCGACCGAGGACCACATTGCGCGCCACGTGCTGTGGCTGCGTGAGAACCGCGCCGTCGACAGCAGTGGGCGCTATGCGACGAAAGGCATTAACTCCCGCTCGTTCGCCACGCGTATCGTCACCATGAGCCAATGGGGCTCGTGGGTCGTCGAGTGGCTCGCACGCTACCTGAGTGACCCACAGATCGTCGAGCGCGCGGCGGGCAACCTCACGTACCGCGACGGCACCACCGTCCTCGTGTCGCCCGAAGCAATCGTCAACACGTGGGCCGTGCTCATCAAAAACAAACGCCCGCCGCTGAGCGACGACATCAGCAACGCCTTGTCGTCTTTGTCGACGCGCAAGACGACGCTGCCGAGTGGCAAAGGCACGTGCTTCGAGGTCGACGCGGACGAGATAGCAAATTGGAGTGAAGAAAAAGGCATCGGCAACCCGAACGCCATCCGCATCAACGCAACGCAACCAGCACTGCGCTCGGTCAAAGCACCGGCGTCAGTAGGAGAGATTTGAAAATGGAAGACCCAAAATTTGCAGCAGACGAAAAAGTAACCGAGCTCCCTGCGCAAGAACCACCTTTGCAGCAGGCACTGATTGACGACACTGAGCGCGCCAAAGAGTACTGGTTCGCGAAGCTCGACCTCCTGAACGCGTCCTTCTTGCTACGCCCGCGCAACGCCATCGTCCGCATGGCCTTTATGAGCAAGCTGCGGCAGCTCGCAGCAGAGGCAGCGACGCACGGCATTACGACTGGCACCTTCAACGCCGTGTTCAACGAGTGGTACGAAGCGCGCTCGCTGCAAAAAGAAGTGCCACAATGAAGGCGAAGATTGACGCGGCGATGGTCGAGGAGCTGAGCACGGGGAAGCACCCGGCAATCGAGCGCGACTTGGTCGAGCTCGCGCGCCGAGGCGAGCTGGCCGGCATCGTGACGAAGCCGCCACGCTACAGTGCGAGCACGATCCAAAACTTCGTCGACTGTCAGCGCTTGTTCTATTGGCCGACTCTCGCCGGCCTTGGCTCCCCAGCGTCGCCGGCGCAAGCGTTTGGGACGCGCCTCCACAAGTACGCCGAGGACTGGATGACACTGCGCGCCGTCCCGCCAACGACCAATGCCGAAGGGCGCCTCGTGTCGCTGGGGCTCCCGCTCATGCCGACGCCGCTCACCGCAGGGCTCTCGGTAGAAGAGAAGTTCGAGTTCTCGCACCACGGCCTTCCCGTCATCACAGGCACCAAGGACTTCGTCGTGAGGCCGCAGCACAAAGGCGCCACGGCATTCGTGCTCGGTGATCACAAAACATCGCGCTCGAAGCGATGGGCGAAGTCGAAGCAGTGGCTAGAAAAAAACGTGCAAGCGAACCTGTACGCTTTCGCCGAATGGCACACGCTAAAAAAAGAAGGCTTCGACGGGCTGACACACGTAGACAAGCAGTGGCTGTACTATTACAAAGACGAGAAGCAGGTGGACAAGCTACGTGTCCTCCAGCCGCTTGAAGACGTGGGGGAGCAGTTCCATGGTACGATCGCGCCCGCTGTAAAAAGCATGGCCGAGATGGTGCGCACAGCGCCGAAAATTTCAGACATTGCGCTGCCCGATGATCGGGCGACGTGTGAGGCGTACGGTGGCTGTCCACACCGCTTGCGCTGTTTTTCAATGGGGCAGGGGAGCACGAAAATGGGAATTCTAGCAGGCAAATTTTCAAAGACAGCAATCGCACAAGTGGCAGCATCAGCGCAGGCGGCGAGCGCTCCTGCGACCGGGGCAGGCGCGGCAATCAATCCGCCCGCGCCTCGCGTGATTGAAACGCCGCCGCAGGCGCCGCAAGTCGCACAAGTCGACGCGACGGTCGCCGAGCAAGCCGACGTCGCGCCGAC